TCTAAGTTACCGGGCCGGCCAGCCTATGGGCCTGTACTCGTCGTGGGCGATGTTTTCGTTATCGCACCACATACTGGTACAGCAGGCGGCAGCCAATGCAGGATACAAAGGATGGTATCCATGGTACGCCTTACTGGGTGATGACGTTGTCATCCTCGGTAGAGACGTTGCCATGGCTTACAAGGACCTCTGTGACCTACTTCACGTGAAGATAGGTATGCACAAGTCCCTCATAAGTTCCAATGGATCATTCGAATTCGCGAAACGATTTTACGTTTCCGGTGTGGATTGCTCTCCTATTTCGATTAGAGAGTACTGGGTGGCCCTTGGGTCATTACCAGCGTTTTCCGAGCTGATAGCTCGTGTTAAGCGATACATACCTAGTCTGCGTTTAGCAGATGTGGTTCGGGGATACAAAATGGGATATCATTCCGTAGCTAAGCTAACGCAATGTATGGTGAAACTGGGTAATTCCAGATTAGCCAACCTGTTAACTATACTCATGTTACCAGGTGGCCCGTTTGAACGTGAATTCGAAAGCCTATTTTCTTCTACCAGTACGGCAGTTAGGCCAAATACCAATTTGGTTGATACTCCAATAACGGAAAGAAGGGTCAAATCAGTTTCGCGGACAATCGGTCAGTCACTTGTTAGTGTGAGCGCCCGAGCTGCCCAATATCTGACTTCCATGGAGACTTACGAAGCTAACCTAAGGGCTTTTGACCCATTAGGACTTCTAAGAGAAGTGTTGAAGAGTAGGATGTTGGTCACCTTGACTAACAGTAGTCATGTAGGATTACTGGAACGGTTTGGTCGTTATCTTCTTGACGGAAAACTGAATTCCCGAGGGCTTATTACCCTGCTTGGGAGAGTTATTCCTATCTGGAAGTTTTCAACCCGAGATGTGGCATCCCTGCCTGATCCCTTTAGTTTAGATGCCTTAGGAGGAATCGTTAAGAAACCTCTGGCGTCTAGAATACTAAAGCTCAGAGTCAAGGTGTTAGGTCTCGCTTGGAAGAATCGGCCAAAAGGCGGTACAAGCAAACACAGTAAGAGATCAAAAGGAACCATGGGGCGGTTGGTTACAAAACCACGCTCTAACTTCCGATCTCGAGCTAAGCTCTAAATCTTCAGTGAACGCATTCCCTTGCGGTGATGGAGGGAGCTTAAAAGTCCAGAAGACACAGCTTTACTAAAGCTCTAGAGTGTCGCGTCCTAGGAGCCTTGAATTTCATACATTTGAGGTTTCCCACAAATATGTTC